CGTTGAGGTCTTTGGACTTTGTCATTGCGTCCGTAATTGGGACGCCGAGATTCTTGAGCGCTTTGTAGTTGCCTTGCAGCGCCTTTGTGACTGCGTTTGTCGCTGCGTCAAGGTCGACGTTGCCGCCTGCTGAAACGTCGAGCGCCAATCCGAGAAGTTGCTGCGCATCTGTAACGCTGCCGGTTATTGAGGCGAGTTTGGCAAGCGATGGACGAAGCTGATCGTCGACGACGCCGTAGGCTCTTTGTGTCTGATCAATCCATGCTTCTGTCGCTGCAATCGCGGCGTCTGTTGCGCCGGTGGTGTTCTTGAGTGAGTTTGCAAGTAGCGCCTGGGATTTTTCGTCTGCGATCGCAGCCTTGACTGAGTCGACGCCGATCTTGACGGCGAATGCTGCGCTCGCCGCAGCTGCTAATCCGAATGCCTTGCCGACCTTGCCTGCGAATTTGTCGAAATTCTTGCCGAGTTTGTTGATGTCGCGAGCTGCTGCCTTGCTGCCCTTGTCCGAGTATTGGGTAATAATCCGGGCGGTTACTGCGCCTATTGCCATGCTCGGTTATCCCTTCTCTTTGTTTAGATTGGCTTGCAGGGTCTTCTGTGCGTCGTCCATCGCTGATCTGATATTGGCATAAATCCGGGGGCGATCGCGATCAATGACGGCCCAGATTCCGCGACTGGCTTTGCGGAAGCGGTCATTCATGTTGCCGATCAGCTGGCGTCCGGTTCCTTGCCCTGGTGTCCTGCGTCCTGCGACTTCAAAGATAACGCCCGAGGCGGTCTTGTTTAAGAGTGCGCCTGCGCTGGTGGTGTAATCCGACCGTACGCGGCCTTCTGCCCGGGTTTTGATGATGCCTTGACGGATCGCTTGCGGATCCCATGCTGGCCAGCCCTGGCCACCTCTGGTGGTCTTTCGTGGGTTCTGTGGCGCTGTTGTACGCCAGCCACTCATGGGCGGCTTGTCCGGGATCTGTTCTTTGGCGTTGCCTTCGGCTAGACGCAGCTCGTCGTTGATTACTTTGTTCAGCCGACGAGCTGCGTCCTTGTCGAATTTCTTCAAGGCGGCAGTGGTTTCTTTGATGCCGCTTATAACGACTTCATTGGCCATGTTTGTTTGCCGCCTTTGCCTTCTCCTTGAGATAAATGACGATCGCTTCAAGGATGCCGTCTGGTGCATCCAATAAAGAAATCGGATCTATTCCGGTTTCCACAGAAACTGCTGCTATTGAATAGGTCAGGCTATCTCTGTGGATTCTGAATTTGGGTCTGTGTCTAGTTGAACTCCTTCGAGCGTATCTAAGAACTCCGGCCCGAACGGTTTCACAACCACTCCGTTTGCTCGAAGTGCGAGCCAACCGAGATAGTAGATGTGTTCGAGTTTCTGTTCTTCGCCGATGAGTTTTGCTAGGCCTTTGCCGTACTTCTGCTCAAAATCGACGATGATGCGTGGTCGTAGTGAGAACGTTTTTTCCACGCCATCAGTCGTCTTGACTTTGATATTGAGTCCATCCATCTTTGTTTCCCCCTATTTTGTTTAGGATGTTGCTTTGGTAATTGCGCCGGAGATCGGCCAAGTCACACTCGCTGTTGCTAACTCACCGACGGATCCATTTAGAGGAGTCCATTCGGAGACAAGAGCAGAGAATGTGTATTGCGGATTTATTGTTGTTGTTGTTCCTGCTACTGGCTTTGCAACCACTGAGACTGCTGTTCCGAGTAGTGGGTAGATTGTTTGCTCAACGCTTGAAGTTGCGTAGTCCTGGTGGAATTCAAACGTTACTGAGTTGTCTGCAAGACCGGCCACACGTGTCTTCGCTGTGTTTCCGAATGCAGTTGTTTCCACGATGTCGTATGTTGAATTGAGAGTGATGCTCGCGATGTGATCGCTTAGATCTGTGCTGCCAAATACAACCGATGCGTTTGTTAGTACGACTCTTGCCATTATGCGACCGCCTTAGTGATTGCTCCGCTTACTGGCCAAGTTACAGATGCTGTGGCCAATTCGCCGACGGATCCGTTGATCGGAGTCCATTCTGAAATAATAGCAGAGCAGGTATAACTTGGATTGAATGCGCTAGTGGTGCTGCCGTTTGGCTTGACGATTACTGTCGATGCTGATCCGAGAAGTGGATAGATTGTCTGCTCCACTTCGCCGGTTGCGAAGTCCTGATGAAATTCGAGCGTGATCGAGTTATCTGCAAGGCCAGCGACGCGTGTCTTTACTGCTGTTGACGAGAATGCTGTTGTTTCGACTACGTCGTATGTGGAGTTTAGTGTTACTGATGCGACCAAATCGCTCAGGTCTACTCCGCCGACGGAGATGTATGCGTTTGTGAGAACTATGCGAGCCATTATTTAGTCGCTCCTTCTTCTGTTTCGGTTTTGATGGATGGGGTTTGTGGTGCTGTGTTGCTTGCTTTGATGTGGTTTCCAGCGATCAGGGTTTCTGCGCTGATTCCTGCATCTTGCAATTCTTTTGCTGTGATCGTGTCGCCTTTGGTCTTTCCGCAGACTTCTCGGTTCGAGATTACTGTGTATGTCATTTGGTTCTCCTTATCCCCAGATTGTTAGGCGGTATCGGTACGAGAGAAATGTGACTGATTGCGCGTCGTATGTTCCGGACTCTGCGCCAATGACTCGCAATGTTTGGCAGGTTCCACCGAGCGTTCTATCTCCCTCTATCGCGGCCTTGATCGATGTGGATCCTGTTCCTGCTAGGTATCCGTCGAGCTTGTCCTGGCCTGCTCGCTCTGAGAAGCGCTGGACGATCACATAAATATCGACGTTTGCCTGGTCTAATCCTCTGGCGTTATCGATGTCGAATGTGAAATCTAATTGACCCACGATCGCGCATGGCGGTGTTACTGGTTCTGGAATCACTTCGTAAACGCGAAGGCCGGAGATGGTTTGAAGTCTTGTCTTGAGTGCGTCGCGCACCTGGCTTGGTTGCATTGGCATTACTTGGCCAGCCCATTGTTCTTGCGGAATGGGCGCAGCAAGGCTTCAACGTCTGCGTCGAGTTTTGCTGTGAGTCGGACTGTGCCTAAGTCCGGGCTTCCTGCGATTCCGAATGGTGACTGGCGGCGTGTGAAGAGGCGAGCTGCTTGGATCAAGGTTGCCATGTTGATCTCAGCTGGTGTTGCGTTCCATCCCCAGATTCCGGTGATTCGAACTGCTTGCGGCAAATAATAAGGGAAGACGTAGCGGCCGATCGCGAGCATTCGGTTAACTGGCCAGCCGCGCTGTGGGTTATTTACTGGCTCGAGCATATAGTCGCTGGTTGACCAGACGGTATCCCATGTCTGGTTGAAGTTGTCGTCTGTTGCTACTTCTGTGATCGAGACGCTGTCGTCCATGTTCATGGTCCAGGGATCTAGCGGCGTGTAATAGCGAGCGACTGGGCTTTGCGCTGTTCCGTTTTGGTAGAAGAAGCGCCCGGTGTAGTCGTCGATCATTCTGCTGGTTGCTGTGATCGCGGCTTCGAGTGGGGTGTCGTCCACGCTGTCTGTGATCGCAAGCGAGGCCTTTAATTCGGCCAGGGTGCAATAGCAATTAGTTAGGGCCACGCTTCGTCCTTCTTTCCGGTTTCGGCAGCATTGCGCGTTCTAGTTTGGGATCGGCGGTTGCTGTTTCCTTTTCCGGCTTGCGCCGGGTCTTCTTAATCTTGCCAAATATCATTATGAATTTCTTCCATCCAGAAGCTCTTCTGGTGCGGTAGGACGGCGGCTGTGTTCACGTGGATTGTAAATCCGAGCGCCTTTGCTCTTCTGCAGAACAGCAAGTCTTCGCCGATCCATTCTCCGTTGACTGGCCCATCCCAGAACCATGCCCAGTCTTTGCCCTGGTTTGGATCTGCAACTTCGCGCATCTTCTCGAGAACGCTTCGGTGAACCATCAGGCATCCGGTTCCTGCTGCGTCGATTTCGAAGACTGCGTTCTTGTCGTATTTGTAAAGTGGAAGGAAGCCCTTATCTGAGTCCTGGAATATCGCCGGGACTGGCTTTGGGTACGGCTTGCCTGGTACTCCAAATCCTGCGAAAACAAGGCCGGCCACGATCGGGCGGTCTTTGTCATGCGCTGTGTCGATCAAGGCGTCGAATGCCTGCGTGGTGAGCTGCTCATCTGAGTCCAACATAAGCAGCCAGTCGCTGTCGGTGTTATCGAGAAATTGTTTCACCATGCGGTTGCGTTGCTTTGATAAAAGTCCGGAGCCTTTGATTCTTACAAACGGCCCGAGTCTGCTGCTCCTTGCTTGCGCGAGTTGGATCAGTCTGTATGCAAAGGATCCATTTACGGATCCTGGATCGCACGAACCGATTGTTACTTTGTGTGCTGTCTTCATTTGTTTCCCCCTGTTTAGAAGTGCAGGGCGAGTGACTCGGGGGGTGGGCCACTCGCCCTGCACAATTTAGTGCTGTCCTTCGATTAGAAGGTTGGTGCGCTTAGACCTGTGCCTGAAATGATCGAGGCTGCAAGTGGGTAGCGCTCTGCTGTAAATGCAGAGTATCCGTAAACAACAGACTTGATTGTGAGGTTGCCAGCGCCTGTCGCATCAAAGCGAAGTGCGAATGGTGATCCTGGCTGCTCCCAGAGGTGAGCTTCGCCTGCTGTTACGCAGTAGATCTCATCCTGGTTTGTTGTTGTTCCGTATGTTGTACCGATGTTTGCATCAGTAATGATTGGAAGTCCGAGCATCTGGTATCCGGAGTTTCCGTAGATTGGCGCTCCGCCGACTCCTACTGCGTTCATCGCACCGTTTGCTGCTGGCACAACGAGTGGACGGTTTGTGCTGTCCACTGCTGCAAGAAGAAACGCGAGGCGACGTGGGTGAAGTACCCAGTGTGTAGGTGAAACGAATGCGTTTGTCTGGATCTGCTGAATTGCGTCAGCAAGCTTTGGATAAAGCAATGCGACAGTTGGCGCTGTTGATGTGAATGTAATGGCGTTTCCACCTGAAGCACGAAGGCCCTTGATTGTGCCGGCTGTGCCTGCACCGTTGAGGATCTGTGAGTCGAGTGTTGTGTGCCATGACTTGATCAAGTCAGCAATCACGAATGTGTCGATGCCTGTTCCGCGCTCGATTGCCTGGCGAGAAATATCTTGCTGGCCTGCGATTGTACGGAC